TCTCCCCCTCTTGACAAAGTCTAAAAAATATTTATTATTAAGGTATGAAACCGAAGAAGCAATGGGAACCATGGGTAGGTAATGCCATATTTGGCTTTTTTATCGCTCTGTTTGTATTATATTTCATTGCCTCTCTACTCGGTATTGTCCCCGAACGTTTTGCCTATCTACCCACCGCGTTCCCGGCTCCCTGACATTCTAAGGCTAATCTGCTCATCTCTCACTTTCCAACTTAGTCCCGAATTTCAAGTGTAGCCACATATCCAAATCGGGATGAGTCTCTTCAAAGAACCTTCTTGGCTTACCCAGCGGTAAATCATACCATGTCTTGTAAAACTCAAAGACTTTGCGAGTTGGCACTTTTTCTAACTCTCGTGGCTGCCATATCTTCAGCTTCAGCATAGTTTTGTAAAACTCAGCGTGCTCAATTAAGAACCAGTCATCCTCGAACCAATATTTGTACTTCCAATCTGCTGGCTTTTTCAGTTTGGGACTTGTATAGTATTCTACATACGTTTCTATCTGGTCTTTAGGAAAGTCCTCTATGCTATAAGCCTTCCTCCGATATCTAGCCTCATGGTATTCAGCGTGTGAGGCAAGGTAATCCGTTCGTTCTTCATCAGTCTCAAGGGCATCATATTCATCATCCTCAACTCGCCATTTAGCATTGATACGCAGGACAGGTTCATTCCAATCGCTGCCATCATCAGTCAGTAGTTCTTGCTCTAATGCCCAATCCCAAACATTCTTATGGTCTACCAACCAAACCTTAACTTCGGAGCTGCCACCAGAAAACTCATCAACCAACTTGCCTCGTTCTACCCACGATTCAATGATAGTGTCGGAGGCTTCGTGTTCAATAGCCTCTATCCGCCTCATATCATCTACCCACTCTGAGTTGTCAGCCCTCAGCTTATCCCTTGCCTCATCCCTAGCGTCATCATCCTCAATGTATAGTGGCGAATCCTTATCCCCATAAGCATCATATAGGTCAAAGAGTTCTCGGTGTTTAATCTTCAACTCAAGGGCTGTTATAGGCGTTTCTATTGGCTCTCGTTCTAAGAACTCACGGAGGTCGTTATCCTGTGCCATAAGAAGTTGTGCTTCCCAGCTATTAGCACTGAACTCCTCAATGATGTCTTGGTACTTAAAGTAATTTTCAACTGACCCTTCAGGCGGTAGGGTAAACTCAGGTATAGCATCATCCGGTATATCTAATTCCTTAATGAGTTTTTTAATCTCATTGTATGCCTCTAGGCTGAGTATCTTTGCTTGCCCCGCTAATGCCAGACGAGCATTATCAGTTGGATTGGCTTTCAACCATTCGTCTCTAGGGTTTACTCTGAGTTCAGGATGTTCCGTAAGGAATGTATCTTTGTCCTCAGCCTCCAAGTATTTAACCAGTAAGCTATACTGCTGTCTCGTAACATTGCCAAGATAGGCTTTCGGATAGAGCTTATCAAATTCCTTTAGTTTGGCTAGGTTAGTTATCTTCTCCCTAGCCTTCCATTGCTGGTAATAGTTGATTATAGTATCGCTGTTATCCTCAGTGTTTATCTTGTAAAGAGCAGTGTTAGGCAGTATATCAGACTTAGACCGAGCTATCTCATATTCCGCCCATGCCTTGCTTTCCTTTGAGGCATTAGGGTCATCAAGCACGTCCTGTGGCAATACGTTATCATACACCTTGCCTATATCTCTGAACCAGTCTGCGGTATCATAAACTGGTATGGGCTTGTCGGTTAGAGGCTTATCTTCAACTCCTTCTTCTGGCTCGCCGAGCTTGAGGTTAAGTTCCTCAACCTGTTCTTCGGCAGTCTTTTCAGGTGGCGTTAATGCCCACTCGCTAAAGAGAAAGTCCTTAATTTGAAGTTCCTCACCGGCTGCAAACTTGTGCCGTATTAGTTTTGAGAGTTGAGCAAAGTAGGGTGTTGGTAGTCCTAAGACTTGCCCAGTTGCTTTACCTAGATACTCTATAACGGCAGCTACATCATCTCCGCAAATATCCTTATAGGGGTCAAGTCCTTGATTAAGTAGCTTCTTAGCCTTCAGGAATATCATCTGTAAGTCTCTGCCAGTTTGAGCCACTGGGCTAATCTGATAATCAAAAGGCTGGTCAGTAAGCCATCCCCACATAGATTGAACCAACAGCCCACCAATCAGGATAAAATTAAGTGGGCCAAGAATACCCGCCCGGGCTTGCCTCTCTGGCTTCCACTGGAAGGCATCAGCAATATACTGAAACATCATTGGTAATACCACCCAAGCCAAGAGTATAGTGGAGGCTGCCTTTGCCTTACTTCCCCTACCATAGTGAAAATTCCTTGCATTATCAAAAACCATTCTGAAATACTTATTCGGCTGGTTCTGGAACATTGTCAACAATTTAAGGAATGAACCGCCGTTTTGAATGGCGGATAGAGTATCAATACCAAATGACGGCTGAGTTCTACCAGTAGTATCTTCGGCGGCAGCAATAGCATCTTCTTGAGATAAACCCTCTTTTAGCCCCGCTTTATATTTCGCCCACATTCCTTGGGTTACAGCAAAAGTATCACCCAATCTGATTTGAAGCATAAACCAGTCTGTAACCTTCCCCCGCCCCGATATTAGCTGCTTGCCATGCTTCTCCATAGCAGCTCGAATATCACGCTCAAAGCCTGCTTCCATTCTTGCCTTAAACATTTCTGAATTGGCATGTAGGAATTTGAAATGGGCAACTGGGTTAGTCCAGAAGTCAGCTATACCCGTGAAGAACTCCACTGGATTCATCTCTGAGATATAGCCGAATAGTGAGGGTATCTGCTTTAACATAATAACCGGCTTAATAGCCAGAATAGATTTAGTAAAGTTTCTCCTAAGAAAATCGGCAGCTCGGTTAGTGGTTGCTGTCTCTATTCCGCCTCTAGCCATCTGGTTTAAGAAGGTATCTATTAACCTTTGCACTCCCCGGCCATGATATTGCTCTATTGCTTGCCGGACTTCTTTATTTCCAAAGACCCTTCGCATATCCCTCATGGTGATAGCCCATGCTTTGAAGTGCTCCATCTGCTGAATATGATTGGACAGAATCGCTAAAGCACCATTGAACCTCAACGGTCTGATATTCCTTTGTCTGGCTTTCAGGCTACCATTAAGCACCGAAGCATACTGTGAGGCATCCCGCATTGTGAGGATATTCTCAGCTATTTCAGCCTCAAAGTCTCTCCTTATTGGAGAATAGACACGATTATGAGGCATGTCTACATTGAACAACTCCTGATAGATTTCGTTCGTAGCATCATAGTAACCTTCGTAAAATTCAAATATGGCACTGGCTAGTTTCTTTTCCTCCTCCGTAAGATTACTAGCCACTGCATCCTTTACATCCTGCGACCATCCCATGCCCGTAGTAAAAGTATCATTAAGCGTGGGGTCCCGCATCTGCATATACTTGGCAATCATTTGGTCTCGTGTCATCTTAACAGTAACATTAGTAGCACCAGGGTGATTTGCTCTATATTCTGCGGTTAGGTCAAAGACACCGAGATTAACTTCTTCATCCAGAGCATTGAGCCTTTGGTTAATATCGTGAGTGCTCTTTACTGCATAGGTTTCTCGAATCACGTCCTGTATCTTCTTGAAAGCGTTTTTAGTACCAGCGACCTGTCTGTGTGTAGCCCTGTGAACCTGAGCCACAAACTTACTCAACTCACTTTGATACGGCTTTGAGGTTGGGTCTAGTTTGCTGAGTTTATCAGCCAGATTATCTATACCATATTGCCAATTAACAAAGGTATCCCACCAGCCCGTTTTAGCTGCCAGTTCCCCCCTAGGAACAGCTCCGATACCTGTCTTTAACCCTTTCCCACCGGTTAAGATATTACTAATATCAGAGCGAGTAGCTTTTATTTTCTCTGTGGCTTTTTCCTGTTTAGCCTGCCTCTCTGATTTACCTCTTGACTCAAGAATTTTGATATAGCCTAGTGTATTAGCGAGTTCCTCTGCGGACATACCATCAATACCGGCAAAGTTAAGCATTTCGTTATCAGTAAGCATCTCTTCATAGCCGAGTTTGCCTTCTTGATACGCCGTGATATTCTCCGCTATCCTCTCTCTGGCTGCATCCCTGTCGAGTTCAAGGTTATGAGAGACAACATCTAATCGCCTTTGAACTTCAGGAGTAAACTTACCCTTGAGTATATGGTCTTTTATCTTCGCCCTAGCTTTTCTGATTTCCTTTCTGATTTCTATCTTTAGAGTCTTTTGAGCATTGAGTTCTGCAAACTCCGATACTTTGGCTATTTGTCTCTCCAACTGAGCGTCAGTCTTGACCTTAGCTACAGCCGTTATGTATTTACCCCTGACACTTGGAGGTAAACTCTCTCTGACATACTTGGCAAGGTCAGCCTTGACCTCTTCCCTATCTGCCAGCTTCTTACTCCAGATTTCAGACATCTTTTGTAATTCATTAAGCTGGCGCCTAACCTCTTCCTCTTCAGGGAGGGGTGCAGTAATTTCCGCCTCAGTAGGTTTTGCTTCAGCTTTGGGGGTTGCTGGTTTGACCTCACGTTCTGTGACCTCAACTGAAACTGGTTTATATATTCCTCTCTTTGTATTAACTTGAAAATCCATTCGGGGTCTGCCAGGGAATGAGTCATCTAAATTAAGGTCTCTTAGATTAACTCTAACTTTGACCAAAGTGCCATCTCCATAACTTTCAGCTACTTCTTGACTCGTAGAAAAATACACACCATAAGCATCGGGAGCACCTTCTGCCGTCCTAAATATACCAGTTTTGACAAGTTCTGGTGCCCTCTCCTTTGTAGTAGCATGATACAACGTCATAGTTCCATCAGAATTAACACTCAAACCCTTATCATAGATTTCATCTACAATATAAGGCTTTTCTGGATTGGCAAATTTTAATGCTTCCTCTTTAGTTAATGTTACCTCTGGGGTAACAGGTGCTACTTCAGGAGCTTCCTTCTCTGCCTTGACCTCTTTAATAGCTTCACTTACAACCTTCTCACCCTCTGGGGTTTTGGCTATAACATCCAGTGCTTTCAATTCCGCCTGGTCAGTTCTATATCCTTGTTCCTTAAAATCAGAAACAGCATTGTCAAAGTCCTTTTTAAGTGAAGGGGTCATATCTTCTTTTGACCTGCTGACTATTGAGGAGATTACATCACCACCTAACCCCATACCCATACCCATAACGGCACCGATAGCAAATACTTCTTTAGATATAGGGTCTAGTTGCCACTCCTCGCCTCTAGCGTGTCTCTGTATCATATCCTGATAGACTTCCTCCCCACCTTCAGACAGTCCCACAATTACCATTTTGCCAGCGACTTGAACTGTCCTCGCTAATCCACCCTTAATCAATGCCGTTGGCACCCACTTGGGAGTAGGTGCTAAGGCTATAGCTATCTCCCAAGCATCAGCACCGGCTAGTAGCATATTATTACGAAATACCTCATTGGCTTCTGCTGTAGCTTCCTTCTCCGTCTTGCCCCTTGCTATGGCATCGTCATATTGACCGCCAGCTTCCATTGCACTTTCAAGAGGTCGACTCAAAGCAGCACCAGTGAAACCACCAACAATTGCTGACCATATCGTCCCAAGTCCAGCAGCACTAGCGATGGCAACACCCCCAAAGTAACCGCCTACAGCCAGTGGAGCTAGTGATAAGGCAAACGGGATAGCCCTAACAATCTTAGTTTCATAAAATTCAGGATTGAGCAGGTCAGCGAATTCAAAGTCACCTAAAGTATCGGGATATGTGTATTCTCGATGTAATCTCTCAGCCTCCTTTGATAAACCCTCTCCTATATTGCCAAAGCCAAGCCACCTAGCCGCACCAGCAACAGAGCTATATACGTCTCCTAAACCTGAAGCAAAGGCTTTCACCCATGTTGGAGCCGCCTCCTTCTCTCCGGCAGACATTTTTCTGACAACACCAATCATTGGTAGGAACACTGCTTCTGGCTCAGTCTCTGGCAATTCAGCAGCGATTTCCTTTATTGGCTCCTCAGCCATAGGAGCAAAGAACTCCTCAAGCTGCTCAGGTCTTATCTCAGGAAACATCCTCTCGAGTAATTCCTCAGTATCCTCAGTTCTGCCTATAGTCAGTATATCCTTGTAAAAGGCTTCTGGTTGAGCCTCAGCATAGAGCAATAAATTGTTAATATCACTCTCAGGGAATACTTTACCGTATATCTCCTCAAGCTCTGGAGGCACTTCAGGGATTCTATAACCTCGCTCTATTCCCAGTTGCTCAGGAGTAAGCACGCCCTTCTCCATCGGAGGCATTCTCCCAAGAGATTTAAGATACTCTTCCTGCTCCGCCTGCAACTGCTCTGGGGTATATCTCTTTCCTTCAGGCGAGACGTATAGCCCAGCTTGCGTTATCTCCCAGCCTGTAGGTGTAATGTAGCTGAAAGAAGGCTCTTGACCATCTCTCCCCGGTGATACCTTTAATGACCAACGAGGCTCAAGCTCAACGCCTAAATCCTTAGCCTCTTCAGGAGTAAAGAACTGAGGCACAGTCGGCAAGGTTGGAAGTTTAATAGCTCGCTGTCGTTTAACGGCTTCAGTCAGCTTGGGCATCAATGCCCTCGTTTGCTCTAGGCTGGTGCCATACTTCTTGAGTAAATCAGAGATGCCGTTGCTCATACAGTCTCTTCACCCTCTCCTGGTTTTCCTTTAATCTTGCTTAACAAAGTTTGAAGCGTATTGGGTCTTTGCCCTGCCTTTGGCTGCGCCTGTGCCATCGCTTCTTGGAATCTCTTTATGACATCATCCTTCGTCCATTTAACCTTCGCCAATTGTCTCCTCCATTGTTTCCTCTGGTCTTCGCCTACCACCCCCAGCCACTCCTCCTTGTCCCAGCAATGGCATGAGCGCTTGCAGCTTAGAACCTGTAGGTTCTTCCCCCGCGACTTTTGTCTCTTCTGTGGGTTCTGTCCCTAAAGCCCTCTGCCTAATAATTGAGCATCCCTTTTCAGTCAGCATCATGGACTCTATTTTCCTGGTTTCAGCGTCAAGCCCCTCTAAGTTTTCGGCATCCTCTGCATATCTGACAGCCATCTCAAATAGTGCAAGAGCAGGGTCGGCTCGCTTGGCACCCTCTATCTCAAGCTCCCGCATTATCCCGTCCGGATCGTCAGCCATTAGAATATCGGTCAGTCTCACCCTTAGCGGTAACTCTCCCTTGGCTGCCTCGAACATCGCCAGATTAACAAACTCCTGCTTCTTGCTTTTAGACATCAACTCGTTTGTTATAGTGTAGGTCCCAGGGTCTCCTAGTTGCTTGGCTGAATACTTACGCTTCCGACCGGCAACACCCACTTCAATTTCAGAGCTACTCTTTTTAGCCTTCTCACTGATTTTTATATACTGGTCAATCATCATTCGGGCTAGTTGCTGACGGAATGAAGCCAATGCTTTTAACCTGGGTTTAATCAGCTTATTGCGTATCTCTGACTGCTCGGTAATCCACACCGCTGACACTGTTTGGCTCACAGTACCCAGGTCTATATCATTGACACCGCCCATCTGTAAGTCCCTCTGAACATCAGCATGCCCAGCACGGAAGGCATTGGAAATGTCTCCCCTCGGAAGGAGTTGGTGCCTTTCACCTGTTTTGACCTTCGTTGTTTCCCCAGTCTTAGGTGGCTTATCTGCTGGTTTCCCTGGCTCTTCCGTTTCCTGTTCATACGGAGGGAAGAGAACATCCATACCCAGAGTTTGCTCAATGGACATTTGACGGCTACGCTCATCATATAAACCCCGATTCAAGAAGAATAAATCCTCAGCCTCATGCTCTATCCACCCCTTGTCTCTAAGCATAAACCCAGAAGAGGGAATTGCTATCACGAAGGGGGGTTGTCCGAAGCCGTGCTTTTTCGGCCACCCTGGAGCCATTTCACCTTCAAGATATACCTTATTCTGTTTGCTATCCCAGAAGTCCGTTACCTCTATATCCTCTGTGCCTACATCTATGCCATACTGTGCTTTAACTCGGGTAGCACTGCGGGTGGATTTGTATGCCACCCAGTTTAAGCCGTCATTGCCAAACTCAAACGGAGTCCAGCGCATGTCCACTGGCAGGCAATCAATCTTATAAGAGTCCCCATCAAACTGAGAAATCCAGCGTGCGCCTATCAGACTCCTGATACAAACATGGTTACAGAGCCAGGTAAATAAGTCAGCAATGCCTTTCCGTCCTAGTTGCTCGTCTGCCTGTGCCAGATTATCCTCTATGAAGTTCTCTATATCGTGCTTCTGCTTATCAGAAAGCCCCTTCTCACTCTCGATGACTGTTTGCCATACCGCCCCCATAAGGTCTGAGATGATAGCGTTGGCATATATACCGGGCCAGTTGGTGGTTACATTGACGACATTATCTATCGCTATACCGTCAAAGTTTTTGAGCTTAAAGGGAGTATGATAAGCCAAGTCCCTGGTTTTATCCATGCGATTATATAATGGCTGAAGTTCATCTACTCTTTTTTGGACAATCTCTAATGTATCCATTCGCTACTCCTATAGGTAACTACTCGGTGCCCTGGACTTCTGCACAATCACCGTCTCCGGGGTAAAGTCGCTCAGTATATACCTCTCAGCATCCATCAAATGATAGCGCTCCTTGTCCTCTATCTCCTCAGTCGGATTGTAATTTTCATCCAACTCACGGCTGTAGTTCAGCTTCTCATCCAGGTAAGCATAGAGGTCGTTAAAGACGAAGAGCTTATTGAGTTTATGCAAGGCATAGACCTTATCAATACCTGCTTCAACACTCCTTACCTTCGGTTCCTGAATCGGCCAGCCGTGCGCCCTATATGCTTCCCTTATCTCCTCTTCTTGGTGAGAACCGCCAGCCCTCTTCAGAACATTTGTGCCAGCCGTAATCTTCTTAAACTCCTCTACATGCTCATGGGTTGACCTGCCCGGTCCCGGTAGGTATTCATGGTAAGCATAGAAATAGCCGGTAGCCGGGTCTTGGGCGTAGAACATGGCTGCTGGATTAGCACCACCGAAGTCATGTCCCACAAAACGAGGCCAGTGTTTGTGAGCTTCATCATTGAGAGGAAAGCGGGGTATCTTGCAGGTAGCTACATCAAAGGCATCATAGATTAGCCCAGCCGGTTTATCGTATTGGCCGCGGTAGAACATATTGAACTTCCACCGCGGCATAACAGTCCTAGCCCTCTCAAATTCCTCTCTGGGGAAGGCAGGATTTACAGTAGATTCAAACTGGATGACCTCTATATCCCGAGCACCAGCTCGCCACTTATCGTATATCTCTGTTTTCAGCCACCCCAAGCCATATAGGGTAGTGGTAAATAAAGCTCTGCCCTGGTGGATTGACAGCCTCCTCTGTATGGCTTCCCATGCCTCACGCTTAAACTGGTTTTGACCTGCTTCGTCTAACCAGGCTGCCTTAGCAGTAGCACTCTCTATTGATTCAGGATTAGTGGCTGAGCCGAAGATTACCCTAGTCTGCCCATCATGGAAGATAAACACCTTGTCCGATTCTCTAAATGTACCCACGTGGAGTAGTGTCTCAAAGACATATAGGAACTCAGGCAGCATCTTGAGCTTCAGAAGAGGGAAGGTAGCTGTTATTGCCAGGTAATCGCCCGGTCCCTTACCCTGTATCTCATCATATAGCCAGTGAACGCCATAGCATGTTTTGCCACTTTGCGTACCCGACAGCATAACCACAAACCGAGCCTTGCTGTCATCGGCTCTGACCTGGCCCGGGTGATAATTAAGAGTGAGCTTTCCGTCTTTTAGCTCACGGAAGGGGGGGATTTCAGTCGCCACTACCATAGTCTTTAACCTTCTCTATAACCGAGACCTCTATAGGATGGCCGCCTTCACCACCAACCTCATGCCTCTCTATGTATCCCCTAGATTTACCCTGCGTTTTCAAGTAAAAGATTATACAAGCTGTGTTACCCTTGCTTATCTTGTCAAACAGTTTGCCCTCAGCAAAGTCAACCATTGATTCTTTAGCTTCTTCTACCGCTTCTCGCACAGAGGGGAACTCATTGGCATAGCGGTTTAGAGTTCTATAGGATACGCCAGCCTTGCGAGCTGCCAGTGTCAACAGTCCCTTAGTTTCTCCTAGGGCTCCGATTATCTTTTGTGCTGTCCGCTCTCTTTTTTTAGATATGCCGTTGTTGCCGTTATTCTTTCCATTAGCCATATATACTCACCAACCTTACTCCCGCTTCCTGCCCAATGCCTTCTCTCGTTTTTGCCATTCCGCCACAAAGTCAACAAGCCACGGCGGTTCTAGCCATAGCTTGTCAAAGCCCGACCGGCCACAGTTAATACATCTCGTAGTATCATCAGGGTTTACTCTATGACAATGTTGGCATACTTTCATATAGACTTCCCCCGTATATACAAGCAGCCCACCGGGGTCGGCCTTCAAGCCTCCCGATGGGCTA